CACAATACTGAGAGCCATTAACACAGGCTGTGCCTGATTGCTGGCTAGACTGAGCGTTTGCACCAATAGAGAATCCTAGCACCAATGCAATGCCAAACATGAGAGAAGCCCATGCAAGCATTTTGTCGTAGGCAGTTTCGTCTTTACTTTGCTTCTTCATCAACAAAAAATACATAATTTAATTAATTTAATTTTATATGTTGCGATAATTAATTACAATTCATTTCTATAAAGGTGTTGCAGTTAACACTTATAAATGTTACAATCCATAAAAGGTAAAGAATTAACTTTATCTGTTTATGGAGAATTGATATGGAAACTAAAAGCACACTACAAAAGTGTTATGAGAAAATGCAGATGATTAAAATGCACCCGGACAAGTTACGCTTGCTGGTTGGTAGAAACAAGGCTGGAGAACCTTCTGTTATTCTGGGCATAGATTCCGGTAACGAAGGTGAGTCGGTTATTCCTGTTGCCATACTTATGGACCAAAACAGAATTAACAAACTTGTGCCAGACTGGGAATACTCGCAGAAGATTCAACCAATTATTGACGATGCTATGAAATGCGATTTGCGTCATACGTTGGAACATTTCTCAAAGCAAGACGTTATGGTTGCTGAATTGTTTGAAGAGGCTGATTTCTAAACTTGACGAACCCATAAAGACCCATCCTTGCGATGGGTTTTTTATGTCTTGGGAACGTAAGCACCCATGGATATTAATTTTTCTCTGTTAATTAAATGTTCTGCCTCAACGTCATTTTTGCTTTGACCGTGGTAGGCAACCGCCAAATAATTTTCTATCATGGCAACATTAATGTTGATGCCGTCTACAATAATTTCACCAAGCACTCTGCCGTACTTGCCCTTAGAATCTTTTAGTTTAGATCGAAGAACAACCTTCTTGCCGTTGTCGATGGCATCTTGCAAAAACTTAGCAGCTAGTTTGCCTCTAACCTTTTCGTCTTTGTCTCTGGTTCTTGACTCGGGCGTGTCAATACCATAAAGACGTACGCGACACTTGTGAAGAATAGAAAAGCCACAATCAATAATAATATCAACAGTATCGCCGTCCACCACACGAGTAACTTTGCAGCCATACTCATACATTATTTCTTACTGGCTTTGCTTCGTTTTTTCTTAACTCTTGTGTAAGCTTCATTTTTTTTAGTGGTTGGGTCATCAGCAATGTAACGACCTTTTTTAGTCCTAGCTCTAACAACAACTTCCTCTGTAAGAGAAGGAGGTGTTATAAACTTAATAAGTTTTTTAAACCAGTTCATACTATTTTTTAAACTTAGTTACAATTTTTTTCCAAACCTGAGGTTTAAATTTCTTTATTGAAAAAAGAATTACTGCTGTAATTATTGTTGTTGGTATTAAGATTTCCATATTAAACTCCTTTAAAGTATGCAGGCAAACCAATCATAGGTCTGCCATCAAATTTATTTTCTTTAGCATTTTTACCATTTTTATCATTATAGTGCAAAAATACTTGCCCACAATCTTTACCTTTAAATGGTTTACGCCAATGCTCTAACTCGCAACCTTGATACATAAGCATATCACCTGCTTCTAGTTTGACCTTTATACCATCTTTGCCTTCTTCTCCTGATGGTTCTAAAAATATAAACCAATCATCTCCACCCAAATGCATAGTAGTGGATATCTCACAAGAGTATCTGTCTTTGTGTCTTTTTAACTCATCACCTTTTTTATAAATTCTTGCATATGAATAAGTTTCAGAAAGTTTAATTCCTGATTCTTTTTCCATTACAGGCTTAACTTTTTGTAATAAAGTTTCCATTACTATGTCTGCGTAATGTGAATAAGTATCTGGTATTTGTGTATCGTTCCATACCCCAAAGTATTCAGTAAATTGTGATACATACTTTTCATCAAACAAGTGCCTTGCTACTGCTCGTTTATTTAAAAAGTATTGGTAACAAAAATCTGCTAACTCTGTTGATATAGCTCCTTTAATTACTTGGTATTTATTTTCCTTAAAGCTCATTGCCACTCTCCTGGTCCTGGTGGATTAAGAAATAAACCTTTTATAAGTATAAATGTGAAAACTAAAATAAAAAAATTAATCATTTAAATGGGTATCCTAAATTCCAACATACTAAAGAGTGTCGTATGCCTTTTGTTACTGGTTTAACTCTATGCCAAACAAAAGAAGGAAAAACTATTACGCTACCTTTCTTTCTAATTTCTTCGCATATTCTAGGCTGAGAGCCTTCGTCTGTGTTTCTAAAATCAAACTCTAAATCACCACCTTCGTATTCATCAGGGTCAGTAAGCGATACAGTCATGCTAAGTTTTCTTAACTTGCCGTGTGTGTTTACATTATCAGGTTGGTTATAAGGTTCTTCGTGTGAGTCGCAATGCCAATCGTAAAACTGACCTTTTTTGTATTCAGTAAATTGACAAGACTCTGACCAATCCCATTCAAAATTCCAATCAGCACTAGCGTTTGCTTGATGTATGTAAGGTTGTATTTCTTTGTATATCCATCTGTCATTCATCCACACAACATCAGACTTGCGTTTCTTTTGAATGTTTTTAAGTTCTAGTTTAGTGAGCTTATCTTTATTAGCATTACCTGTAATAGCAGTTTCTTTTTCTTGCTCTTTGCCGTAACGAATTATATCGTCACATATTTTTTCAGGAATAACTGATTGAAAGTACCAGTAATAATATTTTAGATTCACAAGGTGGATTATACCTTATCTACACCCAATCATCTTCTACGATTTGTCTAAATACAGTCCTAATATCCCAAACACTTGATGCTGTTGTAAAAGCTGGTTCTTTAACAATAACGACTCCTGAACCACCTGCACCACCCGAGCCATCAGGAGCAGGATTACCTCCACCTCCGCCGCCTCCGCCTGTGTTTGCAGTTCCTGCTGTTCTTAGAGCAGAAGGACCAGTACCTCTACCACCACCACCAGCTCCAGCGGCTCCACCATCACCACCTCCATCCATTCCGCCACCACCACCACCTGCTCTTGTTACAGAAGAACCTGAAATTGAAGAAGCCGTACCTGCTCCGCCATTACCACCAGACCTGAAATTGCCACCACCTGCATCTCTACTATTACCACCAACAGCACCAGCTCCACCACCGCCACCGCCGCCACCAAGGGCGTTAGCTCCACCGCCACCACGATTCCCGCCATCATTACCTTGACCAGATGTTCCATTACCATGTCCTGCACCATTTGCTTCGGAAGTCCTACCACCAACACCACCGCCAGAACCACCATCACGACCAGCTGCTCCTGTAAATCCAGTTCCACCGCCACCGCCTGTAGAAGTTATTGAAGAAAAAACTGAATTTGCACCATCAGCACCATTACCTCCTGCAGCACCACCACCACCTACAGTAATTGGATAGCCTGTAGAAGCATCAACAGGAAAACTACCAGCTGTTCTATATCCTCCTGCTCCGCCTCCTCCGCCAGCATCAGATGCACTACCACCGCCACCTGCTACAACTAAGTATTCAAGTTCAACTGTATGAGCACCAGTAGTTAAAGTTCCGCTTGAGTTAAATGTAGTTATAACCTGCGATTGAGTTGCTGATGTTACTGTTTGTACTGCTCCGATTAATCTTGGCATATTAAGCCCATGTTCCTGCTTTTACAGCATTGTATACTGAATTCATATCCCATATTCCTGACCCTACATTATCACCTGCTGGTTCTTTAATTACTATTTTACCTGAACCACCTGCTCCTCCAACACTTGGGGGGGAGCTAGAAACGTGCTGACCACCTCCGCCTCCGCCTCCTGTATTTGCTGTACCTACTCCTGATTCGTTGCCTGGACCACTTCCTTGTCCGCCACCACCTGGACCACCTGAACCACCTGCTGCTTGATAATAACCACCGCCACCTCCGCCTCCACAGTAAACAGTTGAATCTCCAAATTCAAATACACCTGCAACAGCTTTTCCTGCTCCACCATTACCACCAACTAAACTAGGATTTGGTCCTGGACCTGCGGTTGCATTTGCTCCTACAGCACCTGCTCCACCGCCACCAGCACCTGATGAATCTTGTCCTGGAGGCACAGGAGCATTTCCTCCAACATTACCTTGACCTGATACTCTTGCACCACCTGTTCTACCTGGAGCTGAGTGTCCACCACCACCGCCGCCTGAACCTCCAGGTCCACCATTAACACCACTACCACCAAACCCGCCACCTGTTGCTGACATAGGGCCTGAGTTTGAACCACTTCCATCAAAAGAAGCAGCTCCGATAACTGTATTGCTACCTATAACTCCACTAGCACCATTACCACCACCTGCTCCACCTGCTCCTAGTGTTATTGGAAATGCATTTGAAGGTATATTGTAACCAGGATTGAAAGCCTGCCCACCTGCTCCGCCGCCTCCTGCATAATAGTAACCGCCACCTCCACCGCCTCCAGCTATAACTAAGATATCAACAGTTCCTGTATATGGAGCTTTTGTAAAATTAGTACTAGAAGTGATTGAGGTTAAAATTATAGGTTGAACGATTGCTGGATTATCTACACCTACTACTCCGCCATTAGAATTAGCCATGGTTAGACCTCATCCCATTGCAAATTAGTAGCATCCCATGTGTAATTGGTTGAATCTACTGTTCCTGTCCATTTTTGATTATCTTCATCCCAAACTATAAAAACAGGAGTAGAGCTTATTTCAGTTACATTAGGATAAGTAACTGGAGCTTTCCAATCATCACTAGAATCTAATGACCAAGATGAATAAGGTTGAGGTGATATAAATTTATCTTTAGAGGAATCGTAAGAATAACCAACACCTGCGTATTGTTTTCTAAAACTACCACTGTAAGAAGTTTGTTTCCAAGCACCACCGAATGGAATGAATGGAACGATTGTTGTTACGAATGTTTCTGCTTCAGCAGATTCATCACCGCCATTAGCATCTACATCTTCGTTAGATATTACTACTACTTGTAATACTTTGTTGTTTTGATCAAGTTCTGCAAAGTGAGCCATATCTGTACTCCTTACGCGTCATCTAATATTTCGCCACTAACAACATAGACTAAATCATTTGCTGCCGAGCCTACAATTCTTAATAGATCAGTTTCATCTAAATATATTGATGAATTTTTGTCGATTAAAACTAAAGTTGCATCTGCTGGTATTGCGACTGTAGATGCTATAGCAAAATAGTTTGAGCCATTATCTACACTGATTGAAACAGTTACAGTAGCCGAGTTAGTTCCATCAATGTTTGCTACAATGATTGAATTAATTTTGCGTAATTTATTTGCTGCTACATCAATAATATCAGCGTTAGATGTTGTTACTGCTCCTGCAATGGTAAAACCATTGATGCTGGTGACATTAACTAGATTGGGTGTTGCCATAATATTCTCCTAAGTTTATCCGAAAACAATAGCCATAGCTATTGCTTTACCTGTTGTAGCTTTTGTATCAAGCTGGGTTTGTATGAGGGAAGTTACTCCATCACTAAAATTTAATTCTGCTGCGGTAGCTGTAACTCCATCTAAAATATTAAGCTCTGCTGCTGTACTTGTAACACCATCAAGGATGTTTAGTTCAGCTGCTGTGCTAGTAACTGTAGTACCATTTAGGGATAAAGCATCTGTTTCTAATGTTCCATTTACATCTATATCGCCTTCAATATCTAAAGCAGTACCAATAAGTGTTTGAGTAAGTGTTATTTGTCCATTTGCAGCAATCGTCATTGCATCTGGATCTGATGCAGAACCGATTGTTTTGCCATTGCCAATAATAAGATCGTCAGTAAGTGTAACTATACCTGTTACTGCTAAAGTACCACCAACTGTAGCTAAACCACCTATTGCTACATCGTCTGTAACTGTTAAATCATCTTGTACTTTTAGATCTACAACATTAAGACTGGCAAAAGCGTCAACAACTTTAGCACCAGAACCAGCTCCATCTAAATAAACTGCTTTTGTATCTCCAGGTGGAATTGTTATCGTAGCTCCAGAGCCTTGTTTAATAATTATGTTTTGAGAACCACTTGTACCATTTTCGATAAAGTGCATTCTGCTGATGTCGTTGGGAGCAATAGTGATAGTACAAGCTGAATCTAGTGTGC